ATGTTTCTGAAAACAGAACAATTTGAATATAACGGTGTGTCTGTCACGCTTTCCGAATTGTCTGCGCTGCAGCGTATCGAGCATCTTGCCCTCCTGAAACGGCGTGCAGAACAGGCAGAATCCAGCGGCAACCTGCAGGTAAGCGTGGAAGATCTCGTCAGAACCGGCGCGTTTCTGGTGGCGATGTCCCTGTGGCATAACCATCCACAGAAAACGCAGTCACCGTCAATGAATGAGGCCGTGATGAAGATAGAGCAGGAAGTGCTCACCACCTGGCCTGCCGATGCCATTGCCCGGGCGGAAGACGTGGTGTTGTGCCTGTCCGGGATGAGCGGGGCTGTTCGTCCGGACACTGATATTACTGAAGTGGCGAAAAATAACACGCTGACTGATGATGATTTTTCTGCGGGAAAGTCTTCGACGGCGAGCTGAACTTTGCCCTCAGACTGGCGCGTGAGATGGGGAGACCCGACTGGCGCGCCATGCTTGCCGGGATGACATCCACCGAATATGCCGACTGGCACCGTTTTTACCGCACGCATTATTTTCAGGATACCCAGCTGGATATGCATTTTTCCGGGCTGACGTACGCTGTACTCAGCCTGTTTTTTTGCGATCCGGATATGCATCCCTCTGATTTCAGTCTGCTTGTCCCCCGGCATGAGGAAGAGCAGGTGGAGAGGCCGGATGAGGACAAAATGCTGATGCAGAAAGCGGCAGGACTTGCCGGAGGCGTCCGGTTCGGTGGGGACGGAGGGCGCGATATTTTATCGTCTGCGGATGTGGCGGATGTCATGGTGGATGATGCCGCATTAATGATGGCTTCAGCGGGGATTCCGGGAGGTGTGAGATATGTCCCAGCCGGTTGGTGATCTTGTTATTGACCTGAGTCTGGATGCTGTCCGTTTCGATGAGCAGATGAGCCGGGTAAGGCGTCATTTTTCAGGTCTGGATACCGACGTCAGAAAAACCGCCAGTGCTGTTGAACAGGGCCTGAGCCGCCAGGCGCTGGCTGCACAAAAAGCCGGGATTTCCGTCGGGCAGTATAAAGCGGCCATGCGAACCCTGCCCGCACAGTTTACGGATATCGCCACGCAGCTTGCCGGTGGTCAGAATCCCTGGCTGATCCTGCTGCAACAGGGCGGTCAGGTGAAGGACTCCTTCGGCGGGATGATCCCCATGTTCAGGGGGCTTGCCGGTGCGATCACCCTGCCGATGGTCGGGGTCACCTCGCTGGCGGTGGCGACAGGTGCGCTGGTGTACGCCTGGTACCAGGGAGATTCCACGCTTTCAGCGTTTAATAAAACCCTGGTTCTTTCCGGTAATCAGTCCGGACTGACTGCCGATCGCATGCTGACGCTCTCAAGAGCCGGGCAGGCAGCAGGGCTGACGTTTAACCAGGCGAGAGAGTCACTGGCAGCCCTGGTGAATGCCGGTGTGCGTGGTGGTGAACAGTTTGATGCCATCAACCAGAGTGTCGCGCGTTTTGCTTCTGCATCCGGTGTGGAGGTGGACAAGGTTGCAGAGGCTTTCGGAAAACTGACCACCGACCCTACGTCGGGGCTGATTGCGATGGTGCGCCAGTTCCGTAACGTGACGGCAGAGCAGATTGCGTATGTTGCGCAGCTGCAGCGTTCCGGTGATGAGGCCGGGGCCTTACAGGCGGCGAACGATATCGCCACGAAAGGCTTTGATGAGCAGACCCGTCGCCTGAAAGAAAACATGGGGACACTGGAGACCTGGGCGGATAAAACCGGGAAGGCATTCAAATCGATGTGGGATGCCATTCTGGATATCGGTCGTCCTGAGTCCTCAGCGGATATGCTCGCCAGTGCACAGAAGGCATTTGATGAGGCGGATAAAAAATGGCAGTGGTACCAGAGCCGGAGCCAGCGCCGGGGAAAAACCGCCTCTTTCCGGGCCAACCTTCAGGGCGCATGGAATGACCGGGAAAATGCCCGTCTGGGGCTGGCAGCGGCCACGCTGCAGTCGGATATGGAAAAAGCCGGTGAACTGGCCGCCAGGGACCGGGCCGAACGGGACGCATCACAGCTGAAGTATACCGGAGAGGCGCAGAAGGCGTATGAGCGTCTGCTGACGCCGCTGGAGAAATATACCGCCCGTCAGGAAGAACTGAATAAGGCCCTGAAAGACGGGAAAATCCTGCGGGCGGATTACAACACGCTGATGGCGGCGGCGAAAAAGGATTATGAATCGACGCTGAAAAAGCCGAAGTCGTCAGGAGTCAAAGTGTCAGCCGGTGAGCGTCAGGAAGACCAGGCGCATGCTGCCCTGCTGGCGCTTGAAACCGAGCTCAGGACGCTGGAAAAACACAGCGGTGCGAATGAGAAAATCAGCCAGCAGCGTCGCGATTTATGGAAAGCGGAAAATCAGTATGCGGTCCTGAAAGAGGCTGCCACGCAACGGCAGTTATCTGAGCAGGAAAAATCCCTGCTGGCGCATAAAGACGAGACGCTGGAGTACAAACGCCAGCTGGCTGAGCTGGGAGACAAAGTTGAACACCAGAAACGGCTGAATGAGCTGGCACAGCAGGCTGCGCGGTTTGAGCAGCAGCAGGGCGCGAAGCAGGCGGCAATCAGTGCCCAGGCGCGGGCCTCACCGACCGTCAGGCGCAGCGGGAGTCGGAAGAGCAGCGCCTTCGTGACGTGTACGGTGATAATCCGGATGCGCTGGCGAAGGCCACATCTGCACTGAAGAACACCTGGTCTGCGGAGGAGCAGCTTCGTGGAAGCTGGATGGCCGGGCTGAAGTCCGGCTGGGGCGAGTGGGCGGAAAGTGCGACGGACAGTTTTTCGCAGGTTAAAAGTGCTGCCACGCAGACCTTTGACGGTATTGCACAGAATATGGCGGCGATGCTGACCGGTGCAGAGGCAGACTGGCGGGGATTCACCCGTTCGGTGCTGTCCATGCTGACAGAGATTTTTCTGAAGCAGGCGATGGTGGGGATAGTCGGGAGTATCGGCAGCGCCATTGGCGGTGCTTTCGGTGGTGGTGCGTCTGCCTCCACGGGGACGGCCATTCAGGCTGCGGCGGCGAACTTCCATTTCGCGACCGGGGGATTTACGGGGACGGGGGGTAAATATGAACCTGCGGGAATTGTTCATCGCGGGGAGTTTGTCTTCACGAAGGAAGCAACCAGCCGGATTGGCGTCGGCAACCTGTACCGCCTGATGCGGGGCTATGCGGAAGGTGGTTATGTGGGTGGTGCCGGAAGTCCGGCGCAGATGCGGCGGACGGAAGGCATTAATTTTAATCAGAACAATCACGTGGTGATTCAGAACGACGGCTCCAACGGACAGGCGGGGCCGCAGCTGATGAAGGCGGTGTATGACATGGCCCGCAAGGGGGCGCAGGATGAGATTCAGGCGCAGATGCGTGATGGCGGCGTCTTTTCCGGAGGCAGGCGATGAAAACATTTCGCTGGAAAGTGAAGCCGGATATGGAGGTGAACTCGCAGCCATCGGTGCGTGAAGTGCGTTTTGGTGACGGGTATTCGCAGCGTATGGCGGCGGGGCTGAATGCTGACCTGAAAACATACCGTGTGACGCTTTCCGTGACCCGGGAGGAGGCCCGACATCTGGAGGCATTCCTGGCAGAGCACGGTGGCTGGAAGGCGTTTCTGTGGACACCGCCTTATGCCTGGCGGCAGATAAAGGTGACCTGTGCCGCCTGGTCATCACGGGTTCGCATGCTGCGGGTTGAATTCAGTGCCGAGTTTAAGCAGGTGGTGAACTGATGCAGGATATTCACGAAGAAAGTCTGAACGAGTCGGTTAAATCAGAGCAGTCACCGCGGGTGGTGCTCAGGGAAATTGACCTGACGGTGCAGGGCGGTGAGCGGTATTTTTTCTGTAATGAGCTGAATGAAAAAGGGGAGGCGGTCACCTGGCAGGGGCGGCAATATCAGGTATACCCGATTGACGGCAGCGGTTTTGAGATGAACGGGAAGGGCAGCAGTGCCAGACCGTCGCTGACGGTGTCCAATCTGTTCGGTCTGGTCACCGGAATGGCGGAGGACCTGCAGAGCCTGGTGGGTGCCACGGTGGTCCGCCGCCGGGTGTATGCCCGTTTTCTGGATGCGGTGAATTTTGTGGCGGGCAATCCGGAAGCGGACCCGGAGCAGGAGCTGAGAGACCGCTGGGTGGTGGAGCAGATGTCAGAGCTGACGGCCATGACAGCCTCGTTTGTGCTGGCCACACCGACGGAGACGGACGGAGCGCTGTTTCCCGGTCGCATTATGCTGGCGAATACCTGTATGTGGACCTACCGCTCTGATGAGTGTGGTTACACGGGCGGGGCAGTGGCGGATGAGTTCGACAACCCCACCACGGATATCCGTAAGGACAGATGCAGCAAGTGCATGCGCGGGTGTGAGATGCGCAGCATGGTGGCTAATTTTGGCGGTTTCCTTTCCATTAATAAACTTTCGCAGTAATGGATTATGCCCACCATCAGGTGGGTTTTTTATCTTCGCCGTACATGCTGCTGAGAGTCTTAAGAAGAGCCTCCCTAAATTTTTCAGATTCTTGTTGAGCAAAACCTTCTATTGATCTTGGTGATTTTTCTTCATCAATAGCAGCTTGCAAGATCATAACTATTTCTGAATTTAATGAGCGTCCGTTTTTCGATGCTCTTATGGTCAGGTCGCGCTTGAGGCTATCTGGCATTCTTACGCTATATGGGGCTATGTCTCTAACCTTCGTCATACTTACACCGTGATAATCACATTGATATCACAGTGTATTCAAAAAAACTTTGACTTGATATAGTCACAGTGATACGTTTGTGATTCATAATAACTCACGCGGTGGCGATATGGAAAAAGAAGTTAGCAGAATTTTGGTGAGAATACCTCAGTCGCTAAAAGATGCGATTACAGGAAAGGCCAAAGAAGAATGCCGGTCGTTTAACTCGGAAGTGATGTGATTGCTGGACAGCCTGAAGAGAGAGGGGATAACGGTATGAGTAAAGAATGTTGTTTTTTGCGGCATTAGCGAATCAGACGCTGATCAAACATACATTTACTCTAAAGAAACAGGTCGGATGCTGTGTAGTGACTGCGTGTTTGACATCATAAGATACAAGTATCTTGGATGTTCTGCCAGCATTAGCAATATAGGTGAAGTGTACGAAGGGAAAGATATAACTGATAGAGCAGAAAGTTGAAGCCCCAACTGCTGTAACAGTCAGGGCTTCGTTATCAACAAATCGGCTTAGGAAATATTGACATGAAAAGTATAGCAAAGGCACAAAACGATTTCACTATCTTCAAATTCGGCGACAGTGAAATCCGCGTCATCAACAAGTGCGGTGAGCCGTGGTTTGTAGCTAAAGATGTTTGTGATGCTTTAGCTTTGACTAACTCACGCAAGGCGCTTACTGCACTTGATGACGATGAAAAGGGAGTAACTTTAAGTTACACCCTTGGTGGTGAGCAGAATCTAAGCATTGTGAGCGAATCAGGTATGTATACATTGGTTCTGCGCTGCCGCGATGCAGTCAATAAAGGTTCAGTCCCGCACAAATTCCGCAAGTGGGTAACAGCAGAAGTTCTGCCTTCAATTCGCAAACATGGCGAGTATGTAAAAGGAAAGAAAACCACTGTTGAGGAAAGAACACCGCTACGCGATGCAGTAAACATGCTGGTAGGAAAGAAAGGACTTCGCAATGACGATGCATACAATATGGTTCATCAGCGTTTTGGTATTGACAGCATTGATGAGCTTTCAATTGAACAAATCCCGCTTGCCGTAGAGTACATCCACAGGGTAGTGCTTGAAGGTGAATTCATTGGCAAACAAGAGAAGAGCACCAACGAGCTTTCCGCAAAAGAAGCAAACAGCCTTGTATGGCTATGGGATTATGCCAACCGCTCACAGGCATTATTCCGCGAACTGTATCCGGCGCTAAAACAAATTCAATCGAACTATTCCGGCAGATGCTACGACTACGGTCATGAGTTCTCGTATGTTATTGGAATGGCGAGAGACGTTTTAATTAATCACACACGAGATGTTGATATCAATGAGCCAGACGGACCAACGAATCTTTCCGCATGGATGAGACTTAAGAATAAAGAATTACCTCCTTCACCGCATCACTACTAACAGATTGCCAACGAAATGACCCAGCTTCGGCTGGGTTTTTATCAGGAGTTCTCATGCTCTATAGCAATATATTGGCGCACGCCCGGCGATGTGCACCAGCGGAGTCGTGCGGCTTCGTGGTGAGAACGCCGGAAGGGGAAAGATATTTTCCCTGCGTGAATATCTCCGGTGAGCCGGAAGATTATTTCCGGATGTCGCCGGAGGACTGGCTGCGGGCAGAAATGCAGGGGGAGATTGTGGCACTGGTCCACAGCCACCCCGGTGGTCTGCCCTGGCTGAGCGAGGCCGACCGGCGGCTGCAGATAAAAAGTGCACTGTCCTGGTGGCTGGTCTGCCGGGGGGAAATTCATAAATTCCGCTGTGTGCCACATCTGACAGGACGGCGCTTTGAGCACGGGGTGACGGACTGTTACACGCTGTTCCGGGATGCCTACCATCTGGCGGGAATTGATATGCCGGATTTTGAGCGTGAGGATGACTGGTGGCGCAACGGTCAGAACCTTTACCTGGACAATATGGCGGTCACCGGCTTTTACCGGGTGCCCCTGTCCTCTGCACAGGCGGGCGATATCCTGCTGTGCTGCTTTGGCGCATCGGTGGCCAATCATGCCGCCATATACTGCGGCAACGGTGAACTGCTTCACCATCTGCCTGAACAACTGAGTAAACGGGAGAGGTATTCCGAAAAATGGCAACGACGAACGCATTCAGCCTGGCGTCACCGCCACTGGCACGTATCTGCCTTCACGGGGATTTACAACGATTTGGCCGCCGCCTCAGCCTGTACGTGAACACGGCAGCGGAAGCCATCCGTGCCCTGTCGCTGCAGATGCCGGGATTCCGCCGTCAGATGAACGAAGGCTGGTACCAGACACGTATTCCGACAGCTTCACAAAACCGGAGTCCGGCTCCGGTTTTTGTTGTCATGTCCGGGGAATATTTGTTAGATAAAAAAGAGGAGATAATTCAATAGGGAGTTAAATTAATGCCGATAAATCTGACATCTTATTTGTGGGTACAGGGACAGAAAGTTGTCCCGGCAGTTGTGTTTTCTAATTTTACTTTAGTGGACTAAGTAAAAAGGAGTGAGATAAATGCTGCCCACTACAAATATCTCTGTAAATTCTGGAGTAATATCTTTTGAAAGTCCTGTAGATTCACCATCTAACGAGGATGTTGAAGTTGCCCTCGAAAAGTGGTGTGCTGAGGGAGAATTTAGCGAAAATCGTCATGAGGTTGCATCAAAAATACTTGATGTTATAAGTACTAATGGAGAGACTTTATCAATCAGTGAGCCAATAACAACATTACCAGACTTGCTTCCAGGTTCTCTGAAAGAACTGGTTTTGAATGGATGTACAGAGCTTAAATCAATAAACTGCTTACCCCCCAACTTATCTTCATTAAGTATGGTTGGATGCTCATCATTAGAGGTTATAAATTGCAGCATACCTGAAAATGTCATTAATTTATCTTTATGCCATTGTAGTTCTTTGAAACATATAGAAGGTTCCTTTCCTGAGGCACTCAGAAATTCCGTATATTTAAATGGCTGTAATTCATTAAATGAATCGCAATGTCAATTCCTTGCATATGATGTCAGTCAAGGCCGTGCCTGCCTGAGCAAAGCTGAGCTTACTGCTGACTTAATTTGGTTGTCAGCTAACCGAACGGGTGAAGAGTCTGCTGAAGAATTGAATTACTCTGGATGTGACTTGTCAGGTCTAAGTCTTGTAGGGCTGAATTTATCATCAGTAAATTTTTCTGGAGCAGTGCTTGATGATACAGATCTCAGGATGAGTGATTTGTCTCAGGCTGTATTGGAAAACTGTTCTTTTAAAAACTCGATTTTGAATGAATGTAATTTTTGTTATGCTAATTTATCTAATTGTATTATTAGGGCTTTGTTTGAAAACTCTAATTTCAGCAATTCCAATCTTAAAAATGCATCATTTAAAGGATCTTCATATATACAATATCCTCCAATTTTGAACGAGGCTGATTTAACAGGAGCTATTATAATTCCTGGAATGGTTTTAAGTGGTGCTATCTTAGGTGATGTAAAGGAGCTCTTTAGTGAAAAAAGTAATACCATTAATCTAGGAGGGTGTTACATAGATCTATCTGACATACAGGAAAATATATTATCTGTGTTGGATAACTATACAAAATCAAATAAATCAATTTTATTGACTATGAATACATCTGATGATAAGTATAACCATGATAAAGTAAGGGCCGCTGAAGAACTTATCAAAAAAATATCTCTTGACGAATTAGCGGCGTTCCGGCCCTATGTTAAGATGTCTTTGGCTGATTCATTTAGTATTCATCCTTATTTGAACAACGCAAATATACAGCAATGGCTCGAGCCTATATGTGATGACTTTTTTGATACTATAATGTCTTGGTTTAATAATTCAATAATGATGTATATGGAGAATGGTAGTTTATTGCAGGCAGGGATGTATTTTGAGCGACATCCAGGTGCGATGGTATCTTATAATAGTTCCTTTATACAAATTGTAATGAATGGTTCACGGCGTGATGGAATGCAGGAACGATTTAGGGAACTCTATGAAGTATATTTAAAAAATGAAAAAGTTTATCCTGTCACACAGCAGAGTGATTTTGGATTGTGCGATGGCTCTGGGAAGCCTGACTGGGATGATGATTCCGATTTGGCTTATAACTGGGTTTTGTTATCATCACAGGATGATGGTATGGCAATGATGTGTTCTTTGAGTCATATGGTTGATATGTTATCTCCTAATACATCAACTAATTGGATGTCCTTTTTTTTATATAAGGATGGAGAAGTTCAAAATACATTTGGGTATTCATTGAGCAATCTTTTTTCTGAATCATTTCCAATTTTCAGTATTCCTTATCATAAAGCTTTTTCCCAGAATTTCGTTTCTGGTATTCTGGATATACTCATTTCTGATAATGAACTCAAAGAGAGATTTATTGAGGCACTTAATTCCAATAAATCAGATTATAAAATGATTGCTGATGATCAGCAAAGGAAACTTGCCTGTGTCTGGAATCCCTTTCTTGATGGTTGGGAACTGAACGCTCAGCATGTAGATATGATTATGGGGAGCCATGTATTGAAAGATATGCCACTAAGAAAACAGGCTGAAATATTATTTTGTTTAGGGGGGGTTTTCTGTAAATACTCATCGAGTGATATGTTTGGTACAGAGTATGATTCTCCTGAGATTCTACGGAGATATGCAAATGGATTGATTGAACAAGCTTATAAAACAGATCCTCAGGTATTTGGCTCAGTTTATTATTACAATGATATTTTAGACAGGCTACAAGGAAGAAATAATGTTTTTACTTGTACCGCTGTGCTGACTGATATGCTAACGGAGCATGCAAAAGAATCTTTTCCTGAAATATTTTCATTGTATTATCCTGTTGCGTGGCGTTGATTTAGAGACCATGGATGAATATTATTGTAACACTGTCTTTTTAGGTTTGCACATGTTCAGTGGGAACATTTATTGCTCCGTTGTTATTATGTCTTGGTTTAGTGGCATGAGCCGAATGTTCTTAAAATTTACAGTGTCGAAGATGAAAGAGTACGATAGAACTCGTTGTGATTCGATTTGTCTGATATGGTGGTAATATATGAATAGGATACTGCATATATCGTAGTGCTTGAGGATGTTGATTAGGGCATATGATTTTTATATTTTTCTTGAGCAACGTTTTAAGGGAAAATTTACATATGACAACTTTGTCTGAAGAGTATCTTTGTTGTCAGTATTTTTTTGAATGTGATAATTGATTTTGTTTTGCTGTGAATGGTCACTATAGATGAAATATGATTTTAATTACAACGAAAATTATGTTCGTTATTTCTGGGCAAATCGTGGAGAATCATATTTTATGAATTGATATTCAGATTAATATGTTTTTGTTACTATAGTAATATGGCGTAATTAATGATTGTTTTGAAAAGACTCTCAACTGGTGTTTATTCATTGAATAGTGCGTTATAAGAGGAAGTGGAATTTTAATGAAAATAACAAACTATATACTGCCAACAAGTCGTACTCATGGTTCATTCTCAACTATAAAATCATGGGACACAATGAATTATATTAAACATTTAATCAGACATACAAATGACCCTATATTTGAAGAACAATTTTATAAAATAACACAATCTCATATTGACTTTGACAAAAGAGCTAAAGATGAAAAAAATGACACCATTAACATTTATGATAACTTTTTCTATTCATCTAATGATGATCTTGATTCTAAAATTAGAAGTATGTTAAATAATTTATATGAGAAAAGCTTAACTTTCCGAAGAATAATTAATTATTATGTGAAGGAAATAAACTTAAGTGATTATGGCTTTCTAAAATGTAAGATTTTACCAGCATATGCTTATAACTATGAGATGGAAAATGATGCCCCCCCAAAAATACTAATTCCAATTGACCATAATTTAAATTTTATTGATGCAAAATATAATGGAGAAACTTATCGGGGAAATGAAGAGTTTGCTATTAATCTTTTTCTGCAGCATATATTACATAATGACATACAAGAACAAACATCGATAGACTTATACACGAGCATAATAAATAAAGAGTTGGATAGCAATAGAAAATCATACAATAATGAAATTTTTAACAATTTCTCTTTTGATAAGTCTGTAAAGTTGAATTCATATAACTATATTGCAGATGATATAGAGCAAGTAATCGATAAAGGAAGCAAAGTTCAATTGGAGGTATATAATTTATTATCCGAAGAAAAGATATTTGAACATAAAATTATGAATAATTGGACAAGGAGCATAAAAAATATATTGACGACATATTTGTTTATGTCATCAGGAGCGGTGACAGCCAGAAATGTTCAAACCTTTTCTCCAACAATAAATAATGAGTCAAGGATTCGATTGCCGAGAGCATTGCCAGTAGGCCATCCATATCCTGAGGAACATAAGGCTTCTGGTTTCTCCCCTTTTATGATGGGGGGGCTGAGTGGTGATATTCTTCCGGAAATTTTAACGGGGAATGGACCATCTATATTTTTTAACGGAAAACATAATAACCAACATGATGGAGCTTTTGGAAAAATAATAGATTTTACCCAAAATGGAAATAAAATAAGTGCAAAAGATAAAGAAATAATAAAAAGATATATTTTTGATAAGATCAATGTTTTGATTAAAGAGTATTTCATTAGAACTGGTAAAAATTCTCATACCCCATTTGAAGTTTTTATAAAGGAGCGATTATTTAATCAATATGATATTTTTAAAACATTGGCTAGAGATATATTGGCACACCCATTAGTAATATATGATGCGGGTTACAAAAATTATCATGAGTCATTAAATGCTGCTATTGCAATAAACTCTAGACCATTACAAGAAATACATTATGGTGATGTTTTATATCATTATCATAAAAATGACATCTCTTTGGGAGTAGATACTCTTTACGGGAGGGAAAGTTTTGATATTGTACTGGATGCAATGAACGTATATAGAAAAAGCAAAAAAATGAGAGTTATTTCCAATAATGAGATGAAAAAAAGCATTAAAATATCTGAATTAGTTATCCATAATATTATAAAGAAAGGATTGACTAATTGTTTGCTTAAAAAGGATGTTCTTAATGCCAGATATGATCTTATTAGAGATATTCTTCGATATTCTTTAAATATACGACAGGGAATTAAACATGATGATGTTAATAGAATAGCGGAAAATATAATAAAAAAGTATGGTATAACTGAGGGTATGAATCCTAAACCTAGGAATGCCAGAATATCTAAAGAATTGCTTTTATTAGCTGTTGATAGACAGATTGAGTGGGCGAAAAAACATTTTATAACAAAAGATGTATTGGAAAATGTTGTGTCAAAATGTGATTTATCATCTATCTTTAATGTTAATAAAGTGCTTCAGAATACTATTCTTGAGTTTGTCCATGAAATTAATAATATATCATCTGCTCGCTGGATGTCAAAATCAGAAAAGAATAATAAACAAAAAGAGGCAATAGAAAAGTTCAAAAAAGAAGTATCCCATATGAATGGCGGGCAGCAGTTTATTTGGGGGTTTGATAAGGTTATTCAAGAAGGCTTAAGTGGATTGATTGAGTTAAGTATCGATATTAATGATAGTACAAATCATCGTGATAAGTCTTCTCTTTCTCCTGATGGGAGAGCTGTGTTACATTTTTTAGGTACAATTTGGAATATGGCGATGGGAGCTGTACCTGGTTATAATGCATTGTCTGGTGTAAGTAGCATTTTACATAGTGCTATAGTAAAAGAATCTAGCAATATCTGTGATTATATTCAGGGGGCTGTACGTATTGGAATGGACTTTGTTCCAGGCACTCGCTCTGACTTACATAGCCGTTCGCTGCAGATAAAATATGAGGCTTTGAAGCATATAGAAAAAACATTAATGATAATATTATTTATCATCCGAGTAATAATGCTAATTTCTATTCTGTAATTGAGTCAATTGATGGTAATGACTTTATATATAACGAAAAACAATCTAAAATATTAGAAATGAAACAGGATCGTGGGGGGAATAGATATAGTGCAGTAGATCTTAACTCTTCTAAGTATGGGTATTATGAGAAAGTTGGCGGTGGTTTTTATAGATATATAGAATCCTTTAACCCCATATCTTCAGAGACACCAAATAAAATAGTCTACAAGGGGGAATCAGTAGATTTAACTAAGGAGCCAAATTCGGAATTATATTCAGGTAGGTATTCTATAAATAACAAACAGGTTAATGTTTATTTCTTTCGTGACGCTGATGGTACATTTTATAAATCAGAAGGTCTTCATGGTGGGGGAGTTATTAGATACATAGATAAACCGTATTCTCAGTTAAGAGAAGGAGATATTGGGTATGATGAGGATTTGTTGGATATATACGATGATTCTCCGGTGCTTGAAGACACGTTGCCTGCTTTATCTTCTGAAATAGTACCAACTCCAGAACATAGTATTAAACAAATTTATTCGAAAATTAAGGAGGGGCACATAGAACTGTCCGATTCAGACATCATATTGTGTCGCGGCACAACCGGTATTCAAGCTGAAAATATCGTTGAATATAAAACTGCTGGAGGGCTTCCTGATTCAAATCCAAATGTAAAAGCACCAGATGAATATATGGCACAACAGCAGGTACGTATTGGAAGAATATTGCCTGAATACACATCGGATCTTAGCGTTGCTGATCGGTTTAGTCGTGAGCATTATCTAATAGTTGTTAAAGTAAAGGCAAAATATATCACACGAGGAAGTGTTACAGAGAGTGGTTGGGTTATAGATAAGACCGCACCTGTTGAACCACTTGCGATAATTGATAGAACTTTTGGTATGAAGGAAAATATCTCAATGGTAAATGCATCGAAATAGTTTTTTTACAATCTATGTCCTGCCTCCTCTGGTAAAAACGATGCTACATCTTGGAGATGTTGCACGGCAGTACGGTGTTGACCGATATGTAGTGAAGTACACATCGGTCAACGAATTACCATTGTCAGCAATATCATCCTGATAAACTCAGTACTCGTGAGCCGCTTGATGACGGGCGGAATAGCCCAAAAGGTAAACGATCCGCATGGCAGTCCGTCGGAAAGCTGCTGCTTCATACGACCGCTTAAACCGTCAGTTAGTGTCAGTATCGCTGAAGATCAGCTTCTTTTGCTGATTTACTCTGTTTTTACCTGCCCTGATGAAATACTCTTTAATCATAACATTGATTATATCGAAAATATATTTTTTGCTATCATTAAGAATATTTATATGTGGAACCGGAGTATTTTGGACGGTAGTCTTTCCACTCTGGTGTATCTAATATTCTTTCTGCTGGTATCTCTTTGCCATGCAGATAAAATTTTATGTTTTTCATTATTTGGCTGTTGTCTTTATTACGATAAATCCATCTGGATTTGCCCCTATATTTCCAGACATCTGTTATCACTTAACCCATTACAAGCCCGCTGCCGCAGATATTCCCGTGGCGAGCGATAACCCAGCGCACTATGCGGATGCCATTCGTTATAATGCTCGAACGCCTCTGCAAGGTTCTTTGCTGCCGTTAACCCGTCTGGTTTGGGCATGATACTGATGTAGTCACGCTTTATCGTTTTCACGAAGTTCTCTGCTATTCCGTTACTCTCCGGACTCCGCACCGCCGTGTTCTTCGGTTCAAGTCCCAACATCCGGGCGAACTGGCGTGTTTCATTAGCCCGGTAGCATGAACCATTATCCGTCAGCCACTCCACTGGAGACGACGGAAGATCGTTGCCGAAGCGGCGTTCCACCGCTCCCAGCATGACGTCCTGTACTGTTTCACTGTTGAAGCCGCCGGTAGTCACCGCCCAGTGCAGTGCCTCACGATCACAGCAGTCCAGCGCGAACGTGACACGCAGTCTCTCTCCGTTATCACAGCAGAACTCGAACCCGTCAGAGCACCATCGCTGATTGCTTTCTTTCACGGCCACTCTGCCTGTATGTGCCCGTTTCGATGGCGGTACAGTAGGTTTTCGCTCAAGCAACAGCGCATTCTGGCGCATGATCCGGTAAACACGTTTGGCATTGATCGCAGGCATACCATCAAGTTCTGCCTGTCTGCGAAGCAGCGCCCATACCCGACGATAACCATACGTGGGCAGCTCTCCGATAACATGGTGTATACGGAGAAGCACATCCGTATCATCAGTGTGACGACTGCGGCGGCCATCCATCCAGTCATCGGTTCGTCTGAGAATGACGTACAACTGCGCACGCGACACCCGGAGACAACGGCTGACTAAGCTTACTCCCCATCCCCGGGCAATAAGGGCGCGTGCGCTATCCACTTTTTTGCCCGTCCATATTCAACGGCTTCTTTGAGGAGTTCATTTTCCATCGTTTTCTTGCCGAGCAGGCGCTGGAGTTCTTTAATCTGCTTCATGGCGGCAGCAAGTTCAGAGGCAGGAACAACCTGTTCTCCGGCGGCGACAGCAGTAAGACTTCCTTCCTAGTATTGCTTACGCCAGAGAAATAACTGGCTGGCTGCTACACCATGTTGCCGGGCAACGAGGGAGACCGTCATCCCCGGTTCAAAGCTCTGCTGAACAATTGCGATCTTTTCCTGTGTGGTACGCCGTCTGCGTTTCTCCGGCCCTAAGACATCAATCATCTGTTCTCCAATGACTAGTCTAAAAACTAGTATTAAGACTATCACTTATTTAAGTGATACTGGTTGTCTGGAGATTCAGGGGGCCAGTCTAGTCATCTACACAACCAACGCCATCGAGTCGCTGAACAGCGTAATCCGGCATGCCATCAAAAAACGCAAGGTGTTCCCGACGGATGACTCAGTGAAAAAGGTCGTGTGGCTGGCAATCCAGGCGGCTTCACAGAAATGGACGATGCCACTGCGGGACTGGCGTATGGCAATGAGCCGCTTTATTATCGAGTTCGGTGACCGCCTGGACGGTCACTTCTGA